CCGATACGCAAGATCATATGAGACACAGGGAAACTCCAAGAGAGCTTCCAAGTGAAACGCCTCCTGATCCACAAGCGCAAGCCTGGGCAGATAAAAATCATTGGTTCGGTCAAGATCGAGCTATGACATTCACTGCTTTTGAAATCCATAAGGATTTAGTGGAGAAAGAAGGTTTTGATCCTAAATCCGGGGAATACTATGTGGAAATAGATAAAAGAATACGTGTTGACTTTCCGCATAAATTTGATAATAGTGGTTATAGTAATTCGACCAAACCCGCTCAGACGGTTGCCTCTGCGTCTTCATCAGCCGCAAGAAGTATAAAACCCGGTCGCAAAACTGTGAAACTCACGTCTTCACAGGTAGCAATAGCTAAAAAATTAAACGTGCCACTCGAAGACTATGCAAAACAATTATCCATGAAGGAGGTATAAGCATATGAAAAATGAAGAAAATAAAACCCCTCGTGCTCAACAAACTAGGTCTGATTCTGAAAGACCAAGAGTTTGGGTGAATTCATCTCACTTAGATGCACCAAAATGTCCTGCCGGCTTTAGACAGCGTTGGATCCGTTATGAAACGATGGGAGTTGATGATACAAAAAACATCACTGCCAAGTTAAGACAGGGATGGGAACTCGTAAGGGCTGATGCCTTTCCTGACGCTAACTTCCCCGCAATAGAGCAAGGTAGATATAAAGGTAACATCGGAGTAGGTGGTCTAGTGTTGGCTAGAATACCAGAAGAGATCGCGAAGCAACGTGATGCGTACTATAACAAGATGGCGCAACAAAAAAACGAAGCAGTCGAAAACGAACCTCTGAAGGATCAACATCCAAGTATGCCAATGTCACAACAAAGGCGTACTTCGTATAGTTTCGGTGGTGCAAAAAAGGACGATTAATTTTTTAATTATTCTTTTAAGGTCAATCCTCGCTACTGAATTTTTTTAACCGTTCATAGAAATATGAACACAAACAAGGAATAGGTAAACACTATGGCAAACAGACAACTTAGTGGGTATGGACTTAAACCTGTAAATACGCTGGGAAATACTCCGGCAACTTCAGGACAGTCTAAATACACTATTAAGCGTGGTCATGCGACTGCTATATTCAATGCTGAACCTGTTAAGATAATTGTATCAAACACACCAGGTACTGGTGGATTTGTGGAAGGTGCAGCAGCAGCTTCTACAGACAAAATCGTTGGAGTTTTCAACGGTTGTTTCTACAATGCGTCAACAACAGAGAAACCTACTTGGAGCAATTCTTATGTTGCTTCAACTACACCAGCGAATAGCGAGAACATAACTGCGTTCGTAAATGACAACCCATTCCAGGAATACATGATCGCAACTGATTCAGCTATCAGTGCTACAGACGACAACGTTCAAAAAACGTATGGTCAAGTTTGTGACACTACAGCGTCAGGAGAATCCGTTTCAGGAAGAAGTAATACGACATTAGATCTTACTAATGACTTAGCTACTTCTGCTAAACAATGGAGAATCTTGAGATCGGCTGAAGATCCTGATAACCAAGACTTCAACGCAGCATATGCAAACGTTATTGTTGTTTCTAACAACAAATACCAAGCTTATGTCGTTGGAATATAGGAGTATATAAACTATGGCAATATCACGAGCACAGCTAGTCAAAGAACTAGAACCAGGTTTAAATGCACTATTTGGCCTGGAGTACAAACGTTATGAAAACGAAGCAAGTCAGATATTCGACAACGAATCATCTGATAGAGCTTTTGAAGAAGAAGTAATGCTTAGCGGTTTCGGTACTGCTGATGTAAAACCTGAAGGTAGCGGCGTTCAATACGACGATGCACAGGAAACTTACACAGCTAGATACACTCACGAAACAGTGGCATTAGCATTCGCGTTAACAGAAGAAGCTATCGAAGATAACCTCTACGACAGAATCTCTTCTCGTTACACAAAAGCACTAGCTCGTTCCATGGCAACATCAAAACAAGTGAAAGGTGCAAACGTTCTAATTAATGCATTTGCTGCAGCCGGCTACAATGGCGGAGACGGCGAATCATTATGCGGTAACGCTCACCCAACACTTAATGGTAATCAGTCAAACATCCCTGCTACAGCAGCGGATCTTTCTGAAGTATCTTTAGAGCAAGCG